AATACGGTATCTGCACAAGAGAGATTTTTTGGAGGGGAAAGAATTATCGTCCCGGAGACCACTTGGAGGCCAATAAGGACGATATGACGATCCTCGTTGATGCTGGATGTGTCGTCGAACGGGTTATTGAAGTAGCCACAATGAAACCACCTGAAAATAGGATAACGAGAGGTAAAAAACGATGAAGGGGCAACAGCACACGTGGCCGATGTGTCCGTGATGTATCACACATATTAAAAGGAGGTATTATGCCAGAGGGTGATCAGGCAGAAACACAGGTACAGGAAGTAAAAGAGCTGGGTCCTATTGTCATTGACCCGAACAAGAAGGTTGCGATCGTAGGCACTTCTCATTCATGGATGCTCGCCCCGTTCGACGATGAATCGTTCGAGATATGGGGCGTCAACAATGGCTTCCTGAATACCGAAGGCAAGCGGTGCAGCAGGTGGTTCGACCTGCATTATTTTGAGAAAAGGCCTGATGGTAAATGGTTCAGACGGTGGCAATCAAACTTCAGAGGGAAAACTGTCAACGACTATATTGAGGACCTGAAGAAAGTTCCCTGTCCCCTGTATATGCAACAGCACTGGCCTGAGATACCTAATAGTGTGAGATTTCCCATTGAGGAAGTCGTGGCACGTTTCGGCAGGTATATCACCAATTCCATCAGCATGCAGATGGCATTTGCGATGCACATGGGCTACGGAGAGATACAGCTATTCGGCGTAGATATGAGCGCAGGCACAGAATGGGAATATCAGCGTCCCAATGCTGAATACTTTATCGGCATGGCGGTTGCTATGGGCATCAAGGTCTATATTCCCGGAGAATCCGACCTGTGCAAAACGCTTTTCATGTACGCCTACGAGGAACGGGAAAAGAACGACTGGACGAAAAAGACGGAAGTAATTGAGAAGAACATGAACATCAAAATGAACCGGACGCATCAGGAGATTATGATGCTGCAGGCGCAGATCAATGAAAAACAGCTCATGCTCCAGCAGAATGTTGGCGCGAAACAGGCAATCCACGAGCTGAAAAAACTATGGGTGCATGATATGGGGCACTGGCATCACCCGGAGTAAACTATGATACTGTATCAGACGACCGAATCGACGACAATGCCGCTTGGCCTGAAGGAGACCAAACAGCATCTCAGGCTGGCTACGGCGATTACCGCTGAAGATGACCTGCTGTCGGCATATATCAGGACGGCCTATCAGTATGCCGAGAATATGTGCGAAATGTCGATTGTGCCGCATACATGGGTCTTGAAGCTCAATGGTTTCCCCGGTTCTACCGGACATATTGATTTGCCGATGTGCAGGCCCATGTCGACCGCCGCATCCCCTGTGGTTGTAAAGTTTCTCCTCGACGATACGGTTACTACAGGAACGACTTACACGCTGGCCGCAACCCGCTACGTGGTGAGCACGTTTTCAGATCCTCCCAAACTCTATCCATCATACGGTAACGAATGGCCGTCAAGTGTAAGGACAGACCCGCACGAAGGCAACGTCATTATCACATACAATGCCGGCTATGCGACGTTGAGCGCATCGATGGTGGATGTCCCCGCAGACATTAAATCATGGCTCAAGATACGGGTGGCCGATATGTACGAGAACCGCCAGGCGCTGCAAGTGAAAGGGGGAGTCGCCCCGCTGCCGAGGTCTTATGTTGATGGAATTTTAGACAGGTATAAAGTTGGAAGACTATGAACATAGGCGGACTCAACAAACAGATCACTATCCTCTCATGGGTATCATCTCAGTCGACGGTCTACGGGAATATGGTATCGACATACGCCACCCTTGCAACGGGCGTGTGGGCACAGGTTGAGCCGCTTTCAGGGCGTGAATATTATCAGGGGCAGCAGAACGTCGCAAAGGTAGACACACGCTTTACAATCAGGTACAGCACAGTGGTCAAGGCAATGCAGCCGAATAGTCGCATCGTCTATAACAGTGCGACCTATGAGGTTAAGTCTATTATCAATCCCAATGATGCGAACAGGGAGATTGTTATCATGACGGAGAAGATGGCGACATGAGCGACATCACGATAGAGGTCAAAGGATTTGAAGGCATCAAGGCCGCGCTTGATACATTACCACATGAGGTAAGGACAAAGATGTCTGTGGCGGCTATCAGGAATGGAACAAAGTATTTGCAGACCGAAATCAAGAACGCTCTCCCAGTGTCGGCATCGTTTGCAAGAGGGAAGGGCAATACAAAGCAAAGCAAGATGTCAAGAAGATACGGGCATCTCAGGGACAACATAAAAATCGGAAGGGTAAAGAGTAAATCAATGGATCAAATAATGTTCAATATTTACCCAGGGAATGCATTTTGGGCGAGATTCCTTGAATATGGTACGAAGGCGCACAAGATAACACCGAAATCAGGCAAGAAGCGGGCTGCCCTTTTTATAGCGGGCAAGTTCATACCATCCGCAGAAGTAAGCGGCATTTCGGCACGCCCTATATGGAGGAACGCTTTCGACAGCAAGGTTGAACAAATATTTGCCATGATACGGGCAAGATTTTTTACGGACCTCGACAAGTATGCAACAAAGAACGGGCTGCATGGGACGGCAGGAATGGAGGCTATCTCTAATCAGATAGTACCAGGATTATGAGCGTAGAGAACGAGATATTCCGACATTTATCAACATCAACATCCTTGACGGATAATTATTCGTCAAAGCGCATATGGCCCGTTACATTTCCGCCGAACAAGCTGGAAAAATATCCGGCCATTGTCTATACGAGGATCTCCGGCGTTAGACAGAATACATTAAGCGGTTATTCCTCACAGGAAAACCCGCATTTTCAGATAGATTGTTACGCCACTACATACGATGCTATTAAGGCGATGTCCACGATTGTTTTAAGGTTGATGGATGCTGCGACTGCTTTTCACGCATACTGCATTTCCGATTACGATATTTACGAAGATGAGCCTGATGTATTCAGGAGCATCATGGATTTTAGTGTTTGGTACAGAACATAAGGAGGTAATAAACAATGGGATACGATTCAAAGGGCATTAAAGCATATTTCGCAACGGTTACAGGGGTAACAGCAACTGCGACAGGCAACTATATCGGCGAGGTGGTTTCTTTCTCCGGTCCGAGTGGAGCGGCGGCAATAATCGACATGACGCATCTTGCCAGCTCGTTTAAAGAGAAAAAAATGGGCTTGCCGGACGAAGGTCAGGTCACAATGGAAGTCAACATGATCGCTACCAATGTCGGTCAGGAACAGCTATTAAAGTGCAGGCGCGGCAGGACACGGGGAGAGTTTTCAGTGAGGCTTACCGATACGGGCGTTACTAAGTTGGATTGTGAGGCGTACTGTCTGTCGTATGTTCCTTCGGGCGGAGTGGATGCACCATTGAGGGCAGCGGTTACACTCGAACTGAACGGCCTTGCAACATGGTCTACGGTGGCCGCTGAGTAAAAGGAGGCAACTATGGGATACGACAGCAAGGGGATTGTCCTGAGAGTTCAATCTACCGTAGCGTCCAGAGCATCGGTGGTTATCACTACGGGGTTCACGTTTGAAGGGACGGCCCGTACTATAACGAGAACGGCCGGTATATGGTCCACTGACGCGGGGGGCGATGGCTACAAGGCCGGCATGAGACTATATTTCACCAATGCCACGCTAAATACGGGATGCTATACCATCAGGGGGTTTACATCATCGAGGGTAATTACCGTTTACGAGCCCCTTGTAGATCAGGCGGCGACATCGGCAAAGTGCATCGGGCATGAATTTGAAGAAATCGGCGAGGTAGTAAGTTTTTCGGGACCTTCCGGGGCAGTTCCGGTCATCGATATGACGCACCTGGGATCATCTTACAAAGAAAAGAGAGTGGGGACTCCCGATGAGGGACAGGTAACTTTTGAGGTCAATATGCTTTACCCGGTGGCGACCTCGATGCAGTCCCGTTTAATAGCAGACAGGCAATCGAGGACAAAACGGTATTTCGATGTCAAACTGAATGATACCGCAGCCAATTCA